TCGGTAGCACAGGGGCATTTTATGGCGACGGGGTTGTGTTTGATTATGGCGTAGCTGCAGCTCCGACAATTCGTGTCATCCAAGTATCGACCTCTGAATACCAATTTTGGGCATCATTTGGATCGCTTACCGGCAACAACAGTTTTTATAACGCGTACGGTGTCAATGGGACGTGGACCAACGTCGCTACGTCTGGGACTCCATCGGGTAACTATATTGACTTGCCGGCTCGCGTATTGATTAATAGCTCGAACTACACGTCATACGTCAATAATGGCACCTTAACGATGGGGGTGTCTGGCAACGGCTTAACAGGTTCAGCAACGTTTACAGCAAACCAAGTTGGAGCTTCATCATTTACTGTTTCCTCTAACGCAACCAGTGTGAACACCGCTTCAACGATTGTGTTCAGAGATGCGTCGGGTAATTTTGCTGCCGGAACGATCACGGCTACCCTAAATGGAAACGCGTCAACCGCTACATTTGCTACATCTGCTACAACCGCAAACACTGCCACAACAGCTACTAATCTAGCCGGTGGAGCAATTGGGTCGATCCCTTACCAGTCGGCCGCCGGTACCACTGCGATGTTGGCATCAGGCACGGCTGGATCGTATTTGCGAGCAAATGGATCGGCGGCGCCATCCTGGGTTGCATTCCCGACGATTGGCAACGGCACATTGACGATGGGTGTTTCTGGCAACGGTCTGTCGGGGTCGGCGACGTTTACAGCCAATCAGACGGGTGCGTCGACCTTCACAGTCACGTCAAATGCTACGGCAGCAAATACAGCCAGCACGATCGTTTATCGAGACGCATCGGGTAATTTTTCTGCGGGGGATATTAACGCTAACAGTGCCAAAATTGGCAATTGGACTGGAGGTTCAACATATAAAGGGTTGTTTCACGCTTCAATGACCGGTAATGAATACATGGTCACCAATGGCGGCACAACCGATGGCAACACGTACTTAAGTGCTTTCACAGGTAAAGAAGTGGTTATCCGTGGCGGCAACAACGTTGCAACGTTTGAACTTCGTGTGCCTGGGTCATCTCGACCTTCAGTTTCCGGCAATACCATCTTAGATGCCGGCAATTACAACAGTTACTCGCCGACCTTGACTGGCGGCGGGGCTAGTGGCTCGTGGGGGATTAACATCACCGGTAACGCTGCGACCGCGACTTCGGCGACCACGGCCAACACAGCAAATAGTGCAACTACCGCCAGTCAAATTGACAGCATTGAGTTTAGAAACGGCAACTCAACAAATGCAGTTGGCCCAGATTCAATTACAGACAACGGAACGGGGTACGTTAATACCGTCAGTCTGTTTGGCCAAACCGATGGGGCGTTGTATTCCCAAGCGTACAGTTCGTCGTGGGTACACCAAATATTTGGCGACTATCGCACCGGTCAGATTGCCATCCTTGGGCGTAACAGCGGAACGTGGCAAGCATGGCGATCAGTACTAGATAGCACCAACTATACAAGTTATGTTGGAAACGGCACGCTGACTATGAGCGTGTCAGGTAACGGGCTATCTGGATCCGCTACGTTCACGGCTAACCAATCTGGCAATTCGACGTTCACGGTTTCATCAAACGCTACCTCCGCCAATACAGCGTCGACTATTGTATTTAGAGATGCCAGCGGCGGAACAGCGGTTGGCAATCTAAACAACAACACTTGGTACAACTATAACGACAACGACCGGAACGCTGGCAGTTCAACGTATTACCCAAACGCGTCAACCCGAGCGGTACGGTATGCATTTGTTACTGCGTCGTCTGTTGGGACAGGTGGCAACTACGCCGGTTTGTTGCAATTTAATCCGTGGGATGGCACGACTGCTAGTACTAACGATGCATCCTATCAATTAGCGTTTGGGAGTACAGCGGCTAACGGTGGTGGCGACCCACAGCTTAGATTGCGCAAAGGTATTGATACTACGTGGAATGCGTGGGTTGATATTCTGACTTCGGTTAACTACACGTCATATGTTGGCAACGGCACGCTAACCATGGGCGTTGCCGGAAACGGGCTTACCGGATCGGCAACGTTTACCGCTAATCAATCAGGTGCATCGACATTCACAGTTACGTCTAATGCGACAAATGCCAATACGGCTAACACGATTGTTTTCCGTGACGCATCTGGCAACTTTTCCGCTGGCACAATCACTGCGTCGCTAAGCGGTAATGCATCCACCGCAACCAGTGCGACCAGTGCGGGGTCATCGACAAATCTTGCTGGCGGCGCGTTAGGTTCTATACCGTATCAATCCGCGTCTGGAACAACAGCTTTTCTAGCTGCCGGTACGGCAGGCCAGGTAATTCGAGCCAACGGAGCTGCAGCACCGTCATGGGTAAACGGAACGATCTCCGGGGTGTCTCTAGGTAATAACCTGAACACCCTGACCATGAATACGTCCGGAAACGGTATTTCGGGGTCTGCAACGTACAACGGTTCTGGTGCTGCAACGTATACGGTGTCGTCGAACGCAACCAATGCGAACACAGCAAGCACCATAGTATTCCGAGATGCCTCTGGCAATTTTTCCGCAGGCACGGTGACCGCCGCGTTGAGTGGTAACGCGACCACGGCGACCACATGGCAAACAGCGCGTACGTTGACTATTGGATCTACGGGCAAGTCGGTTAATGGATCAGGCAACGTAGCGTGGACAATTTCGGAGATTGGAGCTCTTCCGTCAAATACGACCCCGTTGATTGTTGGTCCGTTAAACACAGCTACGGAGATCACAAGCCAGGGCACCGGCAATCTATTGTTGAGTACTAACTCAGGGACGAACTCGGGGTACTTGGGTATTACGGCTGGGGCGAACAACGAGGTTTATGCACAACCTAATGGTACAGGTCGATTTGCAATCACAACGTTCAATTCCTCGCTTAACACCGTACAAAACATGCTGCGGTTTAACCGGCAAGTGCTAGGCACACCGGCAGTTGGTATTGGGGTTGGCATTCAGTTTGACGTTGAAACCTCTGTTTCAAATACTGAAACCGGTGCGGTGATTGAGGCGGTTACCACAGACGTAACAGCAGCATCCGAAGATTTTGATTTTGTATTTAAGCTAATGACTGCGGGCGCCACGGCTTTAGAGGTGTTTCGGCTTAAATCGACCGGGTTTGCTGTTGGACAAAATTTGCAGTTGACTGGGGGCGTTCAGGCAATTTCATATAACGGTGGCCAGCAAGCAGGGTTTAGAAATAAAATTATTAATGGCAAGATGGATATTGCGCAACGCGGCACAACATTTACATCTCCTGCCAGTGGGGCATATACACTTGATAGATTTCAATGGAGTGCTACCACTAGTGCTGCTGTTACTATCACACAAAATACAGACGTTCCTGGCGGTGACAGAACGCTGCAATATAGTTTGCGTGTTGCAGTTACAACAGCCGATACGAGTATTGCCTCGACAGACTTTGCTGCAATTATTCAATCCATCGAAGGGTATAACGTACAGAATTTAATTGCTGTACCAGCAATGACGTTGTCGTTCTGGGTTAGATCCAGCAAAACTGGTACGCATTGTGTAGCGCTACGCAACTCAGGCGCGGGAACGTCTTATGTTATGACGTACCAAATTAGTACTGCAAATACGTGGGAAAGAAAATTCTTAACCATTTCTGGTGGCATAAATACAACGTTTGGAACGTGGAATTTCACTAATGGCCTCGGCCTGTCAGTGGCGTGGATTTTGGCTGCTGGGACCAATTTCCACACAACAGCGAATACATGGGTATCAGGAAACTTTTTATCAACAGCCGCACAGGTAAACTGTTTAGATCTTAATACAAATATCTTTGCTATTACTGGTGTTCAGTTAGAAACTGGAGAGGTTCCTACTACGTTTGAATACCGCGATATTGCAACAGAACTTGCCATGTGCAAGCGGTATTATGCGTCGGTAGCATATACCGCCCTTTGGGGGTTTAACACCACGCAAATTTATGGGCCTCCTATTGCTTTCAAATCAACCATGCGGACCGTTCCAACGATTACGTTACCAACTTCAACAAATCAAGCGTATACAACTGCGGGCGCGCAAACAACGCCAACGGTGTGGACGACAACTGGTATAACCGTAGACGCATTTAGTATACGTGTGGAAGGTGCTGTAGCGCTTGGTGGATATATAGGCAACACAGCAACAGCGTCATCGGAGTTTTAATCATGTATAAACAAATACCAGTGACAAATGTGTTATTTACAACGGGTTTAGAGTGTGTTAAACGGATATCGGATAACGCCATCATTCCGTTTGATCCAGACAATACAGATTACCAACAATATTTGCGGTGGGTAGCCGAAGGCAATCAACCGCTCCCTGCTGATCAACCATCGGAGTAAGTTATGAACGAACTGACTATCAAACTGACGATTGAAGAGATCAACCTAGTGCTGTCGGCACTTGGCAAATTGCCTTTGGAATCATCACTGAACATCTTTCTGAAGGTCAAAGAGCAGGCCACATCGCAGTTGCAAGAGCAAAACAATCCAGGTGGGACAGAATGAAAGACGACGAAAAAGATGTAGCGGCACTTGGGTTCATTGTTGCCGTATCGGCGTTAGCAGCGTGTCTTTTGCTGACCGTGGTGTGGTGATGGACGTAAGCAAAGCCATTGGGGCTGTGGCTGCAAGTGTTGCTGCCGTGGGTGGCGGGTATACGCTTGTGGACAAAGTGGGCTGGCTGGATCGCGCCATCATCGAGTGGGCACCAGAGCATTTCAAGATCGCCCCTGCCAAGCAAGGCGAACCCATCACGGTCACAGTGGCGCGGATCAAGAAGCGGGATGATTGCTCGGTGGAATCGTTCATCCCAAGCATCCGAGACGGCAAGGGCATGGTGCATGAGGCGGTTCCATCGAACCCCAAGTTCTCCGGCCCAGCCAGTCCAGAGATTGATACGTTTACCTATCAATTGAAGCTGTCTGACAAAGAACAGATTGCGCCTGGGCGGGCGACATTGCTAGCCACAATCAAGTATAAGTGCCCAGAGGGAGATCGGGTGGTGACCTATCCCAAGCATAAGAACCTCACGTTTGAACTAACGGAGAAGTAAATGGCACCCCTACTTGCAGGAATTGTCTCCTCTCTGATTCAGAACAATCTTCCGAAGGTCGCTCAGGCGGTCGTGGATAAGGGTCTGGACTATGTTCAGGAGAAGACCGGGATTGAGCTTAAGCCTGACATGAACCCCGATGAGGTCAAGGCCCTGCGGGAAAGCGCCATGAAGCATGAGGAGTTCATGGTTGCGCAGGCGAATGCTAATACGGATAGCGCTAGGAAGATGCAGATTGCTGCCCTTCAACAGGATGACAAGTTCTCTAAACGCTTCGTGATGTATCTGGCCATGTTCTGGTCAGCCACGGCGGTGGTTTACATCTTCCTAATTACGTTCACTGACATCCCGGCGCTCAACGTACGGTTTGCAGACACTATTTTGGGCTTCCTTCTTGGCACAGTAGTGGCGACCATTCTTAACTTCTTCCTTGGTTCTTCTGCGGGGAGCAAGGAAAAGACTGAAGCCCTAGCTGCGGAGCTTAAGAAATGAAGGAAAACTGGGACTTTGCGTACACCAAGCTGATTGGCCATGAAGGCGGTTTCACCGATGATGAGCGTGATCCGGGCAACAAATTGCCAGACGGACGTAAAGGATGTACCAACTTAGGGGTGACGCAACGGGCCTGGGAAGACTACATTAACCGGCAGGTCACGCATGATGATATGCGGGCGCTAACGCCAGTACTAGTCAAGCCCTTTTACAAAACGCTATATTGGGATAAAGTACGAGCAGACGATCTTCCGCATGGCGTTGATTACGCAGTGTTTGATACCTGCGTTAACTCAGGGCCAGGGCGTGCGGCGCTGTTGTTGCAAGAAGCGGTTGATGCCAAGCCGGATGGCGCTATTGGCCCGATGACCCTTAATGCCGTTCGCTCTCACAACAAAGAATTGTTGATCAAAGATTACTGCAAGCGTCGCTTGGCCTTTATGGAAGCCTTGCCTACGTGGAAAACGTATGGCGCAGGATGGGAAAGTCGCGTGAAAGAAGTAGAGGCAATGGCGTTGAAGTTGATTCCGCCTGCTATCTAAAGAAAAGGATTAGAGATGCCAAGCACCTACTCACAAAATCTCAAGATAGAGCTGATCGCCGTTGGCGAACAGACGGATGCTTGGGGTTCTACGACCAATACCAACTTTCAGTACGCGCTGGAAGACGCAATCACCGGCTACGCGCAAGCGACGTTTCCTTTGGATGCGGACTACAATTGGGCCGCTGGTTATGTAAACTCCAACGCCGCGCAGGCGCAGCGCAATCTAGTTATTGAAGTGCTTGGTACGTTGTCGGTAACGCGCAACTTCATTGTGCCGACGATTGAGAAACAGTACATCATCTATAACGCTACTGTTGGCGCGCAAGCCATCCTGGTAAAAACGTTTGCAGGAACTGGCGTCACAATACCAAATGGTGTGCGGGCGCACGTTTTTGTAGATGGCACCAACGTTATCTCAATGGTGACGTACATCCCGACGTTGAGCGCAGGCACGTTGAGTCTAACGTCGCCTTTGGCGGTTACTAGTGGCGGGACGGGGTCGACGACCTCAACAGGCACGGGCAGTGTGGTGCTAGCCACCAGCCCAGCGTTAACCACCCCTAATCTTGGGGTGCCGTCCGCGGTGACGCTGACTAATGCGACTGGCCTACCGCTGACTACTGGTGTAACCGGCACTTTGCCCTTGGCTAACGGTGGAACTGGCGCTACGACTGCATCTGTGGCCAGGACTAATCTTGGCTTGGTTATTGGTACTGATATTCCCTCTGTCGCCGGCCTTGGAGCGACTGGCAGTTGGGGGATCAACATTACGGGGAGCGCCGCATCGGCGACTAGCGCTACCACCGCAACCAATATTGCCGGGGGCGCTGCTGACAGGCTTGCCTATAACACAGGGGCCGGAGCAACTGGTTTTGTTGTCGCGCCAACAGTAGCAAACACGTTTTTGCAGTGGACCGGATCTGCCTTTGCGTATGCCGAGCCTGTTCGATCTATTTCTGGCGGCACCACTGGGCTGACTCCCGCTACTGCCACCACTGGGGCTGTAACGCTTGGTGGCACATTGGCCGTAGCCAACGGAGGAACGGGCGCTACTACCTTGACGGGCTATGTCAAAGGGGCTGGCACCGCAGCGTTTACGGCGTCAGCAACGATTCCAAATGGTGATACAACGGCAACCAGTGCCAATACCGCCAGTGCAATTGTTGCTCGAGATGCATCGGGTAATTTCTCGGCCGGTACAATTACCGCGGCGCTATCGGGTAACGCCTCGTCAGCGACAAATATTGCTAACGGGGTAGCTAACCAGATTGTCTACAACTCTGCAGCTAGCACATCCACGTTTATTGCAGCTCCTACAATAGCAAGCACTTACTTGCAATGGGACGGGACTGGGTTTGCTTGGGCTGCTGTTACGAGTGGCGTGACAACGTTTTCTGGGGGTACGACTGGTCTGACGCCTGCATCTGCAACCGCGGGAGCAATTACGCTAGGCGGGACGTTGGCAGTGGCCAATGGAGGCACTGGGGTAACGACATCGACTGGCACTGGGTCAACGGTGAGGGCGACCAATCCAACGTTGTCAGGTGTGACGCTGAACGATGGATTTACCGAAGAGGTATATGCAATTTCGGGGACTAGCCCATCAATTAGCCCAGCAAACGGATCCATTCAAACGTGGACGCTATCGGCGTCTAGTAACCCAAGCAAAGGCTCATGGAATGATGGTCAGAGTATTTTGCTGATGGTTGACGATGGTTCTACTCCGGGCTTGTACACTATTAGTTGGTTTTCCATAACGTGGCTTACAAACGGTGGAGTGGCGCCAACGTTAGCGGGTACGGGTTATACAGCTATTGTATTGTGGCAAGTGGCTTCCACAGTATATGGCGCACGCGTTGGGGATAACGTCTAATGTTGTTTGCCAAACTATTAGCTGCAACTCGCAGCGTATATGGAAAAAAACAGATCATTGTTGCTAGTGATCCAGCAGTCAATGAACTGTTTGGATTTGCAACAGCGATTTCAGATGATGGCGTTACGATTGCTGTTGGCGCATACCAAGACTCCAGTACGTTCACATCAACTGGGGCGGTATATATTTTTACCAAATCCGGAAGTACGTGGGCAGAACAACAGAAGCTAACAACATCCGACAAACAACAAGACGATAATTTTGGTCGTTCTGTGGCGTTGTCCGCAGACGGCAATACCATGATTGGCGGTGCGCCGTTAGAAGATGATTCAACGTATACCAGCAACGGAGCCGTGTATGTGTTTACGCGGTCTGGGTCGACGTGGAGTCAACAAGCCAAACTATTGCCATCAGATATTGAAGGCGGCGAACGGTTTGGGTGGGCTGTAGCTCTTTCTGATGATGGCAATACCGCGATTATTGGTACGTACTTAGAGGATACCTCGCCATCTACGGATAACGGGGCGGCATATATTTTTACTCGTTCTGGTTCAACGTGGTCGCAGCAAGCCAAACTCACAGCAAGTGATTTGCAATCAAGTGATTTGTTAGGAATTTCTGTTGCAATTTCTAGTGATGGCAATACGGCTATTGTTGGAGCGTCTAACGAGTCCACTTCTCCGTATACAAGTAACGGAGCTGCGTATGTATTCACGCGGTCTGGGTCGACGTGGAGTCAACAAGCAAAATTACTCGCTACTGATTTAGGCAATAGTGATAATTTTGGGTTTAAAGTTGCTTTGTCCGACAATGGCAATACAGCGGTGATTGGAGCGCCTAACAAAACTACGTGGGGTGCTGTCTACGTGTTTACGCGCATCTCAGGCACATGGGGGCAAAATACAAAAATTAATCCGCCCTCTGGCGTGACCTCGGTGCGATTTGGTTATAGCGTAGCAATATCTGGTGATGCTTCGCTTATCATGATTGGGGCTTCTGGGGCTACCGCTTTAGACAATGGCGTTGCGTATTTGTACAAAGCATCGCCGTCATATCAATTAACGCATCGCTTTACTCCTGGGCTTAGCACTGTGGCTAGTGAATATGGCTATTCGGTTAATTTGTCAGCAGATACTGGTGCAGTAGCAATTGTGGGTTATCCGTTCTACAACAATGGATCTGCCAATGTTGGCGGCGTTTACATTTACTCATAATCATGCCACTGAAAAAAATTCTCCCTAAGCCTGGGATTAACCGGGAAAACACGCGATATACCAATGAGCAGGGCTGGTATGTCAGTGACAAAGTTCGTTTCCGTCAGGGTACTCCGGAAAAAATTGGCGGCTGGGTGCGTCAATCGGCGTACACATTCTTAGGCGTGTGTCGGGCGTTGTTTTCATGGGTTGACCTAAGTTACAACTTGTGGACTGCGGTTGGGACGAATCTGAAGTATTACGTCACGCGTGGCAATGACTTTTTTGATATCACGCCATTGCGTGACACAACGACACCTGGTGCCGTAACGTTTTCTGCTGTTACTGTGTCGCCATACAGCTCGACTATCACAGTCAATGATGCTTCGCATGGTGCTTTTGTCAATGACTTTGTAACGTTTAGCGGCGTTATTGCCGGTGGTTTGGGTGGCAATATTACCAAAGCAGTTCTTGAGCAAGAGTATCAAATCAGTGAAATCGTCAATTCAAACAGCTACAAGATCATTGCCAAGGATCCAACAACGGGTTTGCCAGTCACCTCGAATGCATCAGACACTGGAAACGGTGGTGGCGCTGTAGTTGGCGCGTACCAGTTAAACGTAGGTAGTGCAATTGCCACGGTGCCTAGCGCTGTCTCATCGGCAACGTGGGGCTATGGAACTTGGGGATCTGGCCCTTGGGGTGGCGGATCAAACATCGTGCTGCCGTTACGCTTGTGGAGCCAAGGCAACTTTGGTGAAGATTTGGTATTTGGTCCGCGCGGTGGCGGCATGTACTACTGGGATGCCAGCCTTGGAACAAACGTTCGTGCTGTTGCTTTGGATGGGATACTTGGCGCAACCGACGTGCCTACTGTACAAAATTTCATACTGATTTCCGACATCTACCGATTTGTATTTGCGTTTGGCTGTAATGACTACGGGTCGGTTATACAAGACCCAATGTTGATTCGTTGGTCCGACCAAGAAAGCGCGATTAATTGGACGCCAGGTGCTACGACGCAAGCTGGCAGCCTGCCGCTTTCTCGAGGCTCGGAGATCATTACTGGTGTTCAGTCTCGCCAAGAGGTTCTGGTTTGGACTGATGCGGCGCTGTATTCATTGCAGTACTTGGGTGCGCCAGACGTATGGGGCGCTCAGTTGATGGGCGACAACATCTCAATCATTAGCGAAAATTCCGTTGCCTTCTCAAACGGCGTTGCGTATTGGATGGGCGTAGATAAGTTCTACACCTATAACGGTCGAGTACAAACGTTGCGGTGTGATCTGCGGCAATACATCTTTAGTGACCTAAACCAGCTTCAGCAGACACAAGTTTGTTCTGGAACTAACGAAGGTTTCAATGAGATTTGGTGGTTCTATTGTTCTGCCAACTCAAACACAATTGATCGGTATGTTGTTTACAACTATGCCGAAGACATTTGGTACTACGGCAGCATGGCGCGCACAGCTTGGTTGGACTCTGGCCTGTTGGACTATCCGATTGCTGCTACGTATAGCAACAACATCGTTGATCACGAAAACGGCGTGGACGACAATGAAACGTCCACCACTTTGCCAATCGTAGCCACTATTGAATCTGCGGAATTTGATTTAGATGACGGCGACAAGTTCATGTTTATTCGCCGCGTGTTGCCGGACATTACGTTCCGCGGATCGACAGCTACAAATCCAACTGGTACATTGACGTTGATCCCGATGAAGAGTTCAGGCTCGGGCTTTAACGATCCCAAGTCCGTCGGTGGCTCAAGTGATGCGGCAGTAACCAGGACGGCCACTGCGCCAATCGAGCAATTTACCGGGCAAGTGTTTATTCGTGCGCGCGGCCGGCAATTGATTATGAAGTTTGAGTCGTCTGGTCTTGGGACAACGTGGCAGCTTGGATCGATGCGGCTGGATATGCAGCCTGACGGAAAACGCGGATGACCTACCTCATCACGTCAGACTATGAGCTGCAACGGGTTGCCCCGCCGGCACTACCGCAGGCAACGGCGCAGTATTCACAGGCTTACCAAGATCAATTTAACAACGTATTGCGGTTGTACTTCAATCGTCTCAATAGCATTTTGGGGCAGCTCATGACAGCGGTAGACACGATCCCGGTATCAATAGGCGGCACTAATGTTGATGCGTTTGGGCGTCTACGTGTAAGCCAGCCGTATACGTTGTTTGACAGTCAGAACCGGTACGCCGCAGACAATCAGTTTGATGTTTCAACAACGGGTACAGGCACTACGACTTTTCTGCCTAATGAAGCTGCCGTCAAGATGGAAGTCACCGGTGCAGGCGTTGGCTCTGTGACTCGCCAGTCATATCGTTCGTTCCCATACCAACCGGGAAAAGGCCTGTTAGTGCTCGCCACCTTCGTAATGGATAGCAGTCAAAGTCTTAATCTCACACAACGAGTTGGCTACTACAACGATCAGAACGGCGTCTTTTTTCAGCGCATTGATGGTGTGTATTCGTTTGTGTTGCGGTCATACGTTACCGGTTCAGTCTCGGACGCGCGGACGGTCAACCAAGCTAATTGGAACGGTGACAAACTAGATGGCACTGGGGCGTCTGGGTTTACACTAGACCCTTCCAAAGCGCAAATCCTGTGGATGGACTTTGAGTGGCTGGGCGTGGGCTCGGTGCGCTGCGGGTTCATCATCGATGGCCAGTACATTGTTTGCCATACGTTCAATAACGCCAATGACATTACCAACGTCTACATGACGACGGCAATTTTGCCGGTGCGTTACGAAATTAAAACCACCACATCAGCAGTTGCTGCATCGATGAAGGCAATTTGCTGTTCAGTTGTGTCAGAGGGCGGCTTTGAGCAAACGTCTGTAGATCATGTTGCTCGACGCACCACGGTTCTGGGCACGATCGGTGGGACCTTCTTGCCTGTGGTGTCTATCAGGCTTGCATCTGGGCGAACGGGCGCGGTAGTGCTACCTAACCGTGTTCAAGTGTTACCCACGACAAGCCAAAACTACGAAGTGGCGCTGGTTAAGAACCCTACGTTGACAGGCGCTTCTTGGACAGCGGTGCCTACAGACGCCAACGTCGAATTTGACGTGGCCGCCACCGCTACCACGGGTGGATCGATAGTGCAGACAGATTACACAACAGCTTCTGGTTCGGGTGGGACGACCGGGTTAGCTGCAGCAACCGGGTACAACTTTGACCTCCAATTGGGCGTTTCACTTGCGGGCACAAGTGACATCTACACTGTCGCAATTAG